CGGGGCCAAAGTGAAGGCGATCTCCCCGCTCGAGTAGTCGATCGTGTAGTCCGCCCCCTCCGTCTGCGTCACCGAGTTGACCGCTACGAGCGCCGTCCCGTCGATCGGCTTCTCGATCACCCGCGTCACCGTCTGGTCGAAGGAGGTGTAGAGCTTGAGCATCGAGAAGATCGTCGTCGATCCGTCGCCCGTCCCGATCTCGACATCGGTCGCAGTCGGCGCTCCCCGGTGGTCTGCCGCCGTCGAGTGGTCGAAGAGGTCAAACCACCTCCACCCGTTCGAGATCCCGCCACGCCCAAGCCAGAAGTCGTGGACGACCTGGAGATCCGCGAAACGCTTGATCCCATAGGCGGCGTTGTACCGCCGGCGCGCGGTCGGCCACCGGGAGACCACGCTCGGCTGGCCGGAGTCGAGTTCGAGGACGGAGTGCCGGAAGATCGGCCCGCCGCGAGAGCCTCGGGAGATGTTCGTTGGGAAGATCGCGTTTTCGTGGAATGCCACCGCTAGCCTCCGATCCTCGCGGACATGGTCCGCAGTTCGCGCTCGTAGTGCCGCACGGAGCGGCGGAACCCCCGCCCGAGGGGATCTCCCTGCCCGCCTCGCACGTTGATCGTGGTCTGGAAGGTCATGCTCGGACGAGAGGACCCGCCGCCGCCGATCGACCGCACGCCGATCTCGCCGGAGACCGGGTCGCGCTTGAGGGGGGCAATGGCGCTCTGCGAGTGCCACCCGAACTCCTGGCCGCGCTCGCCCGCGATGCCAATCCCGCCGCCCATCGCGAAGGCGGTCGGACCCGAGATCATCCCCGCCGGGAAGCCGCCCTTCGCGAACCGGCTGACCGTCTGCCCGCCGGAGAAGAGGTTGCCCATCGCCGACTCCGACCCGCCACCGAACTGCGGGAACAGCGTGCCGATCTGCCCCGGAGAGAGGCCCATCGCGCCGAGGAGCGGCTTGATAACCGCCATGAAGATGGCCGCTTGCGCCGCCGCCGAGACCATGTTTGCCGCCATCGAGCGGAGAGCGTTCGAGGCTGCATCCCCGAAGTCGGAGAACCCCAGCGCCGCGCTGCCGAAAGCATCGCCGAGCCCGTTGATTCCGTCCTGCATCCCGCCGTAAAGGATCCCGTGCTCCTTCGCCCATGCGTGAGCCTGTTCGATCTCGCGATCCCTCGCGTCGATCAGCGCCCGACTTCTCTCATCTTCCGCTCGCCCCGCCTCTGCCGCGAGGTCTCGCGCAACAGCGAGTTTCTCCTCTGCCTCCGCTGCGTTGACCGCCGCGATGCCCTCCTCGTAGAGCTTCTCGGCGAGCCCCGTCAGAGTCTTGATCTGCCCGTGCGAGAGACCGATGGACTCAGCCACCGCCATGATGCGTTCGTATTCCGCACCCGTGGCGTCCTCGATGGCCTTCCGCTGCATCTCGAAGGTCTGCACAAGCTGAGATTGCAGCCGAACCTTCTCCTCGTCGTAGGTCTGCCCGCGAGTCGGAGTTGAGGCTACGCCCCCCTCCATCTCTGCTTTGCCTCGCTGGTAGTTCGCCAAGAGTTCATCCATCCGCGCGCGGGCCTCGTTGAAATCCCGCTCCTGGAAGAGATCAGAGAACATCCCGCGAACGAGCTCGTTGACCCGCTCCATCTTGTCGGCAGGCGATTCCAGCGAATCGGCCATCAGCGCGGACTGCTTCTTCGCCTCGATGAACGCTGCCGCCACATCATCGACATGCACGCCCATCTCCTCGAAGTCGCGCATCATGGCGCTACGTTCCATCGACGCGGCGAGGCGCTCGTACTCCTCCCGAACGTGCATGGTCGCCTCGCCGAGGGACATCGTGCTCCCCTCCGCCCACGCGAGTTCCCGAATCTGCGCGTGCATCGCGTTCTTGAAGTTCTGCACGCCGTCCGTCGTCAACTGCCATCGCTCCGCATTCTCCAAGAGATCGCGGTTCAGGTTCTTGAGCTTCGTCTGCTCGAACAGCGCGTCGAGCCGATCGTTGTAGCGCGCAATCTCGATGATCTTGCTCGCGAGTTCACCGAAGGCGGTGATCGCGGCGGCTGCTGCCCCTGCCGACGAGCGGAGGGCAATCTCAATCGAGACCATCGCATTCTCCATGCCGATGCCCTCGTGGATCATGTCCTTGAACGCCTTGGTCAGATCCTTCCCGATCGCCCCCTGGAGTTCGTGGACCTGCCCGGAGAGAGCCTTGAGCGTGTTCTGATAGCTCGTCGAGGTTCGAGCGGCATCCCCCTGCGCGTCCCCGGTCATCTTGAAGAGGAGAGAGATCCGGGCGAGCACCTTCTCCTGCGCGGTCATCTCCGCGCCGACTTCGGTCAACCCTCTTCGGTGCGCCTCCGCCTCGACGGTCGCCGCCGTGAGGATGATCCCGTACCGGCGCACCGCTTCGTGGTTGCCGATGATCGCCGAGGTGAAGAGGGACGCGGCCTCCGAATCCTGCGCGTTGTTGAAGGACGCGACATCCGTCGAGAGCTTCGTAATCTCAACCGCGAAATCCGCCGCGAGGTCTCGCGCGAGCCCCATCGGGACGAGCGTATCCTGGAGTCCCGCCGCCATCTCCTTGAGGTCGATCGTCGAGCGCCCGACGACGTTGCCGAAGGAGTCGAGTTCCGCCGCTGCCCGCTTCGCCTCCCGCTTGAAGACCGCCTCGAACTTCGCCTCGATCTCCTCCGCCGCTCCCGCCACCTCGATCATCGCCTTGGATGCCCGAATCGCCGCCGTGACGAGGACTTTCCCGAGGACGACCGACGCGGCAATCCCCGCAGCGGGAACAGCTAAGAGCGCGATGCTCATCGCCTTGGTCGCCGTGGACATCCCCGCCGCAGCGCCAGCCCCCGCCCGCGCAGAGACTCGCATCGCGGCGATGGCTCCCCCGAAGGTTCGCGCCCCGGCTACCGCCTTCGTCGCGTCGATTGCTACGTCGAGCTTTGCCATCGATCAATCCTCGTCGGTGCCGTCGTCCTCGTCGGCGGGGTCGTGCTCAAGATACGTCGCCTCCACGGCGGAAAGGGCGCGGAAGATCTCGATCCGCCGCTCCGACAGACGCACGCCGTAGATCGAGAGGGCCGCCTCGATCTCCTGCGCATCGATCGGCGTCGCGCGCCCTGGGTGCAGAGCGTTCAGCGACCGCCACATCTCCCATACCTCCGACTCCGCGATCGATAGAGACGGACGAGATGCTAGCTCGCGCGGGTTGCCGTCCTGGCGCATCCACGCGAGGTAGAACCGCTCGTACTTGGCATGGGTTAGCTTCCATCGGAGGAGGTCGCAGACTTTCCCACCGTCTTCTCCTCCCGCTTCGCTCGGTAGTTCGCGGAGTTCAGCGAGAGGTGAGACCAGTAGGCGAAGAGGGGCTCGAAGGCGGGAGTCTTCTCCGGGTCGAAGAGGAGGAGCCCCACCTCTGGGGTGTACTCGAGGGGCTCGTCGGTCGGGAGATACGCCCCGCCCTTGATCGAGCCCTCGACGTTCTCCCATCGGACGAAGCATGTCTCGATGGTGGCGATGAAGATCGCGCGATCCTCCGCGCCCTCGGGGGTCTCCCCGTCCGAGTTCGTGGCGTTCGCGATCTCCCGCTGGAAGACCTCGCGGAATGCGGGGCTCCACGCCCGCTTGGTCCAGAGGACGATATCCGTCCCCGGATAGACCTCGGAGATGCCTTGTTCGGCTTTCTCGATGTCGAGTGCGATCGTGTCGAGCTTCATGGTCGTGGGGGCTGCGATGCGTTGAAGGTGCCCCGGCGAGGTGCATCAATCCCCGCCGGAGCGAGAGGGGATGAGAAGATCAGGGAGCCGTGCGGCGGAACAGCCGCAGCGTGACGAGTTCGGTCGTGTCCTTCTTCGCGTGGAAGGGCATCGTACCGATCACGCCTTGAGACTTGCCGGGGGTGTTGCGCTTGCCAGCGCCGAGGTTGCAGTTGATGACCTCCCAGCCGAAGCCGTTGCCGTCCGCATCCTCGAACGCGACGAGGAAGGAGACATCCGAGAAGCTCTCCGCCTCGTCGAAGACCTCCTTGTCGCGATACCAGAACTCGTAGTTCCCCTCGAGGACGGCATCGCCGATCCCGATGTCCTCGGGGGTCGCATAGCCCGCGTCGTCGATGACGTAAAGGCCGTTGTCGTAGTCGAGGCGGAAGGCGGTCATCCGGGCGGTGCGGTCGCCGTTGAACTCGAACGTATCGAGGTGCCCGTTGACCGAGAAGACCCGGTTGGTGGTCGCCGAGGTCTTCGAGGAGGAAGCAGTCGCAGCGAGGCCGGTCTCGGTCGCCCCGAGGAAGCGGAACTCCCCGCGCACCTTGTCGCGCTTGGAACTCTCGATCGAGAAGCCCGCGAAGGCCATCCCCGAGAGTTGCGCGAACAGCGCGGAGTTGACGTACTCCCGCTCGATGGTGATCGATTCGAGGGTCGTGCCGGTGAGGACCTGGTCGAGTTGCTCGACCGTGGCGGAGGTGGAGCTCGCGTCGGTGAACCCGATTCCACGGCAGGCGAGGGTGTCGCCGGATATCCCGGTGATCTTCCAGTATCCGTTGTTGGGGGTAGATGTCCCCGTCCACCCCGCCGCGCGGACGATCTGCCCGACAGCGAAAGCGCCAGACGCCGCCCACGTTCCCACGTCGAGAACGAAGTTCGTCGTAGTCCCCGAGACGAGGACGGTCATCGTCGCGCTGGGGCTCGCGACCGACCCGGCCCACGCGCCCGAGAGCAGAGCGTATTGAAGCCACGTATCGTGCGCGCCGTAGGAGAACTCGACGGCCACGCCGCCGCTCCCCTGCTCGAAGGCGAGGATGTTGTCCACCACCTGCCGGGATCCGTCGATCTCGTCCGACTTGATGATCTCCGGCTCGCGTCCGAGGGAGTCCGAGACGATTCGCGCCTTCTGGTACGCGCCGGTCGGGGGAGTCTTGAAGGTGGACTCCACCGCCCACGCAAGGGTCGTTTGAGAGGCGTCAGATGCGGGGTCTACCATTTCCTTGAGCTCCTAACTGATGATGTCTGCGGAATAGGGCACGGCAACCGTCCTGCGCCAATCCGCCCCGACCCTATGACCGCGATTCACGGTCGGCTCGAGGAGTTCAACGCCATGCACGGAGACCGCGCGAAAAGCATCGTCGATCGCGTCCACCAATTCGAGGAGGCGCGATTCTCCAGTCCCGAAAGGCACGGAGATGTCCACGAAGAAAACGCCCGCCGCGCGGTGCGTTCCCTCCGACTCTCCCGCCTTCTCGGCTTGCCATGTTCCACCCTCGACCACGGCGGCGCGGAGCCATTCCTCGCCAGCCGTCCGCTCGAAGGGGAGATTCTCGTACTGCGTGGCGACCGCCTCGGGGGTCGCCACCTCGACGCGGAGCCGCTGCCGGAGGGTGCCCCCGACCGAGTCGCGGTCGCCGTCGTGGATCGGGCCGACCGGGGCGAGGCGAGTCCGCGCGTCCTCCGCCCAGAACGGGGCATGAACCACGACCTCGAAGAAAGCCCCCGAGATCCCCCGCTTCTCGACCCTCGGCTCTCCGAAGTGGATCGTCCCCACGATCACCGAGCGGAACTCCGAGGCAAGGGCGTCCGCCGCTTCGAGGGCGGTCTCCTCCCCGCTTGCGGTTGGCGCGCGGATCACGACCTCGAGCTCCCCCTCGGCGGAGAGATAGTCGGAGCGCCCGACCTCGGCGAACTCCGTCACCCCGCTCCCGAAGACCACGGAAGCCTCGGCGTGGAGGGTGTTCGCGGGCTGCGTGAACGGGAAGTTGTCGTACCCCACGGAGATCGACTGCGGCGTGCCCCACTGCTCTCGGACTCGCACCCGGATATCCCGAGCGGTCTGAGCGTAGAAGCCGAGTTTCGGGCGGTCGCCTACCTCCGCCTGGAGGATGACCGCCTGGACGAGCCCCCGCGCGTGGAAGCGGAAAACCCGGTTGGGGTTCGCCCGCGCGAGGGTGGAGAAAAGCCCGCGCCCCGAAAGGCCACGAAGGGTCGAGAGAGCCCCCACTGCTCCCGATGATCGTGCGAGGGCGCGGGCAGAAAGCAGGCGGAGGACCGAGATGGCCCCCTCCGCTGTGTTGATGGACGCCTCTCCGCGAGCTCCAACCCCTCGAGTTGCCCCGAGGGAGGCAAGCGCCGAGCAGGTGACGAGCCCCCGAGCGTGGATCGCGAGAGCAGACTGGAGGCTCGCCGGCGCGATCCCCTGCGCCTCGATGAGCCCCTTCGCCTCGATCGCCCGGAGAACGGCGAGGGCGGATTCGAGGGTCTCCGCGCCGATGACGCCGGAGGCCTCGAGCCCTCGGATGACCGAGAGCGGAGCGTGAGCCTGGATGGCGACGAGCCCGCGAGCGTGGGCCTTGATCCTCTCGATGAGCCCGAGCGCCCCGCCAGCGTGGAGGGAGACGATTCCGAGCGCCGAGGAGCGCCGTACCACGCTCAGGGGGGCGTCGGCGGACGCCTCGACCGATCCCTCGGCTTCGAGCCCGCGCGTCGGTGAGAGCGGAGAGGGGGAGCCCTGGGCCTCGACAAGCCCGAAGGCGAGAGCCGCCCGGATCGTGGAGAGGGTCGCCAGCCCCTCGGCGGTGACGAGCCCCCGCGCGTCGATCCCGAACCCGAGACCAACGGAGAGCGGCGTGCGCGCCTGGAGAGACCCCAGCCCGCGAGCCGAAAGACCCCGGACCACGGAGAGGGGCGGGGAAGCCAACGCTCGCACGCCTCCGTGTGCCCCGGCTCCCCGGAGGACGGACATAGGCACGGCCTCCGCGTGGGCACTGGCGAGCGCGTGGGCGCTCCTGGAGGAGATCCGTCCGATCGGCGCGTGGGCCTGGGCGGTCACCCGCATCCGCTTCGCCTTGATCTGCGAGATTCCCGAGGGGATCACCGGTGTGGCGAGAGCCTCGACCCCCGCCTGAGCGCCCGCGTGACGGGTCACCCCGAGTGCCGCCGCCGCCTGGGCTTCGACCAGCCCGCGCCCCTCGATCGTGATCCCCGAGATGGAGGAGACCGGCGCGCGTCCGTGAGCCTCGATCCCGCCCCGCGCGGAAAGCCCGAGGGGCATCAGGGTGTTGAGATTCACGATCTGAATCGCCCGAGCCGAGAAGAGGCAGTTGGCATCGACGTTGCCCCCCGCGTCCTGGTTGTGCTCCAGCGCGATGATGTCCGCCGTGGTCCCCGCCGCCGCGAGGAGTATCGCGTGCGAGCCGGAATAGAGCGAGTTGAGCGCCGGAGCCGCCGGGTCGTATCCCCGGTCGAAGGACATCGACGCGCCTCGGACGAGCTCGACGCCGGTCTGGACCTTGCGCCACATCAGCCGGTGCAGAAGCCGGTCCTGATCCGTGCCGCCCCGCTCCGACGCCGCCTGCCCGAAGAATGCGAACCGCCCGTCCTGGGTGAACCCGATATTCTCCGGGTCCACGCTCGTCGAGTGGGAGAAGGACCCCGCGTCCTTCTCGTCCTCGATCCCCCACGGGATGCGGTCGGCGTCCTGGTCCGCGCGATCCGCTGCCCCCGTCTCCCGCATCATCAGGTAGTCGGCGGTGTCGGGGAGCTTGACGAGTTCGAGGGTCGCGTACTGCCCGACCTGGAACGATCCGCCCTCGTCCTGGTATTGGATCTGAACGTACTTGTTGGCGCTCGTCGCGTTGAAGATCCCCGAGAGGGAGACCATCACATCGTTGCACCCGTCCCGGCGGCGGATCGTGTCGGAGACCTGGGTGAATATCTCCCCGCCATCCCAGAGGACGCGGAACCGGACGTTGGCCCTTTCAGCCGTCGCCGCGCGGCATCGCATCGTCGCCGTAAGCATGTGGTGCCCCGTCAGTTTGCACTTGACGCGGTACATGTTGAGCGGCGAATCGAGAGCGAAGGCGGTACTGTCCTCCTCGTCGATCGCGGCATAGTAGACGTTCTTCCAGAGCCCCGCCGACGCGGGGTTGAAGCCGACCTGGGAGTATCGGCCATAGTACCAATCGGCTTTATCAAGGCGGACAAGCGCGACGCCCACCCGACCGTAGGGGGGGGCAGCGAGAAGCTGCGGAGCCGATGCGCCGCTGGTATCGATGCGCCGAAGTTGAATCTGGATCTGATCGCCAGCCGCGAAGGAGAAGACCCCCCGCCCCATCATCCCCGCAGTCGTCGCGTTGCCCGTCCCAGCGATGTAGGCACTCGCAAGCCCCGGCCCCTGCATCACCCCACCGACCGACACGTTGCCCATGACGAGCCGCCGCCCGACGCCAGCCGCTTGGATCCGTGCCCAATACCAGAGGAGAACGTGGCACGCCTTCAAGACGGTGAGCGTGTTCCCCGACTGCGAGAACCAATCGGCGTCTTCGTGGTCGGTGTTCGTCCACGGGATCGCGAGCGGGGACGCACTGATGTTGGTCGCAGCACCCGAGTAGGTGCAGCGATAACCGGCGACCCGCGCTCCGATCCCGTCTCCCATGATCGCCTAGTCGAATACGATCTGCATGTCGCCGGCGTCGATCTGCGGGGTGTCGTTCTGCGCGATGGTCTTCTGGAGCACCTTCGCGAGCCTGCCCGCACCGTTGCCGATGTTCTCCGCGCCGTTGCCGAGCGAGGTCTCCACCGTGAAGTAGTCGCCGACCGGCGTGATGACGTAGACGATGTCGCCGTCCGCGAGCCCGCTCGGAAGCGAGGCCCCCTCGACCGCGAGGATCTGCACCTCGTCATTGTCGGAGAACCCGTGGTCGGGAGCGATGATCGCATTCGCCTGGAGGGAGTCGTCGCAGACGAACGGCTGCGAAGCCTCGAGGGCCAGCGGGCCGATGAAGTCGAAGGTCGCGTGCGCGGTCGCGCGGCGCATCCCCCAGTACTTCGCCGTCTCGGTCCCCGCGTCGGTCTTCTTGCCGAAGGCGAGGTCGTTGTCGTTGGCGATCGTCTGGCTCGTCAGAGTCCAGTCCGAGGCGTTGCGCGGGATGGACTTCTGCGCGTACCCCGTGTAGGTCAGCGGCAGGCCGACCGCGACGGTTCCCGCCTGCTCCGGCCAGACCGAGAGGAGGTCGCAGAACCAGTTGCCGTCCGCCGTGGACTTGATGATCCCGGTCGCGTCGCCGATGTTATTCAGGCCCGAGTCGTCGTTCAGGAAGATGAGGTTCGCGAGGGCTTGCGCCATCGGATTGGTGAGAGCGGTCATGGTATCAGTCTCCGGTTAGCGGAATTTCGCGTTCACCGCAGCAACGGTCGCTTTGACCCATCCACGGTTCTGGCCTGAGTGGCCCTCTTCGAGAGGGACGATGTAGGGAACGTCGTTCCCGAGATAGGTGAGATCGAACGGGCGCATCCTGAGCATTCCGGCGTCGATGGCCGCCTTCGTGGCCCCCCCCTCCTTGTCGAGCTTCCCGGTCTCTCCGCTCACCTGGCGGTTGAATTCGATCTGCCAGCCGCCGCGAGCGCGACCCTGATCGACCGGCGTGCCCTCGATGCAGCCCTCCGCCACCTCGGCGACGACCATCTTTTGAAGCGGGAGGAGGTGCTCCTCGGGGAGCTTGTCCGCGAACTTCGCGAGGCTCGCCTTGAACTCGAGTTCGTTGGAGAACTTGACCTCCACGGTTAGAGCTCCGTGTAGATCTTCCAGCCGACGACCGTTTCGCCGATCTGGGCCGGTTCAACCGCGAGGATCTGCCGCACCTTGCCGCCCCACGTGACGGTCATGTGAGAGACCACCGTCTGCTCGGGGACGAAGTCGATCGCGTTCGAGCCCTCGCCAGCGGGGAGGAAGACCATCGCCGTCTCGCGCGTCGTCACCTGGCCGGCGGCTCCGTCCGAATCGAACTCCCGGCGCACCATCGCGGGCGGAGAGACATTGACCGTCTCCGCCGTGACCGCCCCGAGCGTGACCGTGCCCTCATCCGTGTCGATCGAGAGGCTCGGGTAGGTGTTGAACACGACCGAAGTCGCGAGGCCCTCCTCGTCGTTCACAGCCCCCCACGCTTCGCGGAGGACTTCGGTTTCGAGGGCGGAAGTCATGCGCGGTAGATCCGGTCGGAGGCGTCGAGCAACGGAGCGAGGAGCGCCATCGCGAGGGAGTATTCCTTCGTGGGCGGATTGCCCGCGCCGGTCCAGTCCTTCTTGATCGTGACCGCGCCCTCGATCCTGATCGTCTTCGACTTGAGCGAGCCGGAGTCGGTGAGGTCGGGGTAGAGGTCGTCGCCGTTCGCCGAGGCGAGAGCGAGGAGGGAGGTCGAACGCCGGAGCACCGCCGGGAGGGGGGAGTATTCGATCCAGTTCCCCTCCGAGTCGTAGACATCGATCTTCGGGTGGGCGAGCGCCTGGTTGTAGATGAGCTTCGCGCCCTTCCAGTTCTCGCCGCCCTCGACATCGATCCGCTGAGTCGCGAGTCGGAGGTGCCGCTCCTTCGCGGAATCGTCGAGCGTCGGGTCGGCTCCGCTCGCGAGGGTCGCCGCGCCCCACTCGTTGCCCGTGCCCGCGAGAGTCTCGGTCGTCGCGATCCCGTTCCCGATGTCGCCGTAGAGCTTCGCCCCGAAGAAGAGGACGGCCCCCTCGATCGAGAGCCCTTCGACATCGGGGTGCTCGGTCGTGCCGGAGCCGTAGGTTGTGCCCGCCGTCCCCGAGAGGTTCACCGCCGCGAGGAGGTTCGTTCTCGACGCTGCCACGCTCGCCCCGATGAACACATGCCCATCGTCTGCGCCGATCACATCCTTGAAGGTGTAGACCTTCGTCCCGATCGTGACCGTCTCGGTATCCGTGGGGATCACCTCGAGGGAGAGCGAGCCGACCGCCTTCGTCCCGAACCAGATCGCCGGGGGCGGGTCTTCCCACTTCTCGAGGTAGGTATCCGCCGCGTCCACGGTCTCGTAGCTCTCGGCGTCCGTCTTGCCGGTGCCGTCCTCGACGACGAGCGCCATCGCTATGCCCCCCCGTATCCGATACGTCATCGATGGAGGCCGCCTTCGCTTTCGGCTTCGGGGCGGGCTCGGGCTTCGGCTCCTTGGGTTTCGCCGCAGCGAGGTAGTCCTCGACCGTCTGGAACCCCGGCCCCTGGAGCAGTTCCGCCGCCTTCGACTCGTCCACGGACACGATGCCCGCAGGCCCGACCAGTTCGATTTCTTTCGCCATCTCGGACTCCGTTCGTGGAAGAGAGGAAGGGGGGAAGAAAGAGGGTGGCGAGGCGGAAGATGGACCCCGCCACCCCGGAAGGGGAGGAGAGAGAATCAGATGCCGAGCACGCGCACGCCGAGCTCGGGACGGTGCACCGCGCGACCCCAGAGGGCATCGACATCCCACAGGGTTTGCTTGTACTCGCGGATCAGCTCCAGCCGGAGGGTGATCCCCGAGAGCGGATCCGAGAGGGAGAAGACCTGCGCCCCGGTCATCTTGTCCGCTTCGCTGAGGACCTGGGTCCGTGAGACGAAGACGAGACAGGAGGGGTGCATGATAAGGGACTGGGTCGCGCTCGCGTCGAACACTCCACCCTTGCCGCCGGCGGAGAACTCCACGGAGGAGTCATCGGCCAGTTCGAGGGAGATCGCCGGCGAGATCGTCAGCGTACCGGTATTGGTCGCGGCGATGTCGAGATCCGCCTGGACCGAGTAGGGCCGGGTGGTGTCGGTGTTGAAGGTGATGATGTCGCCCTGCTTGAAGGCCACCACCTCGCCCGCCGCGCACTCGAGGGTGAGGGTCGTCGCGCCGACAGCCGTCACACCCGAAGTGATCGGGGTGTTGGTGATCGATCCGATCGTGTGCTCCGGCACATCGTCGTCCGCGTACCAGTCGAAGCCGAGCTTCCGACCGATCTCGCCTTCGGTGATGACGCGGGGATCGGCGGACTTCTGGACCTCCGAGAAGGCCGCGAGTTGAGTGAGGGCCGCCTCGCCAGTGAAGTCCATCACGCCGACGCGCCCCGTCTTCGGAGCCTTCGACTCGTTCAGGAGCTTCTTCGCGGCAGCGATGTAGGCCACCGTCCACGGGTCCGAGCCGGAGTTCCCGACCGCGAGGTGGAAGCGGTAGTACATCTCCCAGAGCGACTGGTTGATCTTGGTCGCGAGACCATCGACCACCGCCTCGAGACCCATCGGGACGAAAGTCTTGTCCTTCTGGATCTTCTGGATGTCCTGATCGGTCATCCCGAAGTCGTCGTGATACCACTGATCGACCACGACGGGGACGGTGGCAACCGTCCGATTCGTGGGCGCGGGCAGGACGTTGCTCGGGGTCAGCGAGGACGGAGTCGAGACCCACGGCACGGGCACGTTGATCGTGTCGCCGTACTTGACCTCGCCGGTCGAGTAATCCTTGTTGGCGACTTGCGGAAGGATGAGGCGCGGGCGCAGAACCTTGAGGGCTCGCGCGACGATCTTCGGAGCGATGTCCGAGAAGGTGTTGGAAACAGCAGTCATGGCGGAATCTCCTTGAGGGGAGGAAGGGTTAGGAAAAGGTCAATCCTCCGCCCGAGTCCGTCACGGTTCCCAGCCGGTTGCGGCGCGTCACGCTCTCCGCAGTCTCGCGCGGTGCATCTCGCCTCCGCGCGTTCGAGTTGTCAGGAAGGGTATCTCTCGGCCTGGTGGCCGGTCAGTCTCTCGCGAGCCCGTGCTCGGCGATCTTGTCGAGGTCATCGACGGTAATCGGCTCGTCGCTGGCGAGGTGGTGCGGCCCGCTCGCGGGCTTACTCCGCTCCGCTCCGCCCAATCCACCGCCGACGCCGCCGGCACCCGAGGCACCGTCCGGGTCGAGCAGGATCTTGAAGCGGGAGTCTCCGGCGAGTTCCGCCGCGAGTTCCGCCGCCGTCATGGGCTGGGCGCTCGAATTCAGGCGCTCGGTTCCGTCGCGGACGACCTGCGTCCTGCCTGGGGAGCCGTTGTCGCTCGGGAGGTAGTTGAGGCTCGGTTCGATGTTCGCGAGCATCAGATCGGCGTGCTCGGAGAACCCCGCATCCTTCAGAGCGGCGAGAGCATCCTCCCGCACGACCCGGATGTGGAGGTCCCGAAGCAGCTTCGCGTTCTCGCCGTCCCGACCCTCGAGGGCCACCCGATGCGCCTCGACGAGTTCCTTTTTCTGCGTCTCCCACTCCCCGGCGGCCTTCGAGCCCTTGCGGGCCGAGGTCAGGCTTTCCCGGAGATCCTCAGCCTCTTCGAGAGCGGCTTTCGCCTCGTCAGGGGTGATGTCACCGTAGCGGGCGAGGGTTCGCTCCGCTTTCCGGGTCGATTCGAGGGCGCGGGTGAGCTTCGCAGTGTTCGCCACCCCCCAGCCGCCGACGCGGGCCGTGTCGAGCCGCAGAAACGGCTTCCCGTCGTTGAATTCGTCGATCTCGTCCTGAGTCGCCTCGACGTAGACATCCCGCACCGACACGGTGGCGTCCTCGGGAATCTCGTCAAGGCTGGAGATGATCGGTTTCAGTCGTGCCATTTTCGGGACTCCTGCGGGCATCACGCCCGCGATGGGGCATCACGCCCCAGCCTCTCGAACTTCTCATGCTCTGGCATAGCGAAACGGGCGCGGCGAATCAACCCCCTTCTCGGCGCGCGAGTTCCGCGAGGGTGAGCGTGTCCCCGGTCGGCCCGGTGAACTTCTTCACGTTGAGCCCGCCCCGCCAGAGTTTCGCGCGACGCGGCCCGAGGGCGTCCTCCACGTAATGCCGCGTCTCGGGGTCGGCGTCCATCTTCTCGAGCCACCCCTGGTAGGTCGTGCCGCCCTTCACCGGGCCGGT